CGTATTAGACACCATCAAGATTTACAAAAGAAAGTGAACGAGGATAATTCACGAATTTTAAACGACATTAAAAACGCATTAGTTGGTAGCGATTTAAATGGTAACAAAGGCGTGGTAAAACAATTAATTGAAATTGATAATAGAGTTGAGGATTTGGAGGAGTTCAAAGGCGAGGTTAATGTTTACGTTAGACAAGCTAAATTTGTTATAGGTGCAATGGTTGTAATACTTTTAGGTATATTTGCTAAACTATTTGATTTAAAATAAGATGCTACACCAAAAATATAAAACATTATTTGCTAAATATGGTGTAACTACACCATTACGAATAGCACATTTTATGGCGCAAATAGACCACGAGAGCAATTTAAAACCTATTGAGGAAAACTTAAACTATTCCGCAAGTGGTTTAATTCGTGTTTTTAGACGTTACTTTACAGATTTGGAAGCTATACAATTTCAAAGACAACCGCAAAAAATAGCGAATAGAGTTTATGCTAATAGAATGGGAAACGTTGCAAGTAACGATGGTTATCATTTTCGAGGTCGTGGATTTATTCAAATTACTGGGCGTGAAAACTACACCAAACTTTCGAATGATACCGATATTGATTTTATAAACAATCCCGATTTATTATTACAAGAGCCTAACGCTTTATTAAGTGCTTTATGGTTTTGGAATAGTCGAGGATTAAATAAATTTGCAGATAATGACGATATTTTAACTATTACAAAGCGTATTAATGGCGGTACAATTGGTTTAAATGACCGAAAAGCAAAGTTAAGCAAGTGGAAAAAATTGTTATAAGTTTTTCATAGTTTTTTTATAGGGATTGATTTTAAAACTCTATCATTAATTTGGTAGAGTTTTTTTATTTAGAATTGATATAAATTAGTTTCTATTAACATTAATTAAAAAAAAGTAGTATATTTGCGTATGTTTAATTTAAAAAATAAGAAATTATGAGTGCAATAGTAAGTTTTAAAATACCTGAATTTAATTCGATAGGTACTAAAGAAATTAAGTTTAAAGAGCAAGAAAATGCAGAAAATACATTTAGAAGTATTTGGAAATCTTTTAATAAAACTTTGGATAAAAATTGGCAAAGTATAGAGTTTGAATTTAACAACGGGACTATTTTAGTTTGTAAACATTGGTTAATTGAAACAGATTTTAATTTTGAGTTATCACATCAAATACAATAACTATGACAAAATCTAATTTAGGCAGACCGAAAAAAACAGACGATTTAGTTAAAATTTCTATAATTGATAAATTTGGTAAATCAAAAAACTTTTCAATTAGAGTTACAAACAAAGAAGAGGCGATAAAAGAAAGTGTTAAATTTTTAAAAAGTAAGTTATGAGAAAATTAGTTAGTATGGTAGATTTTGTTTTGGAGCAAGAAAGTAATTTTCCTTGTTCAGATAAAAATGATTATATCGAAACGAATGAAAAAGTTTTAAAATCAATTATAAAGCACGCCAACTTCCTTAAACAACCCTTAACGCTTTCAATGTTTATTCCAACAGATGAAAATGGTAATGTTTTAGAAGAGCTATATAAACAAAAATGCAACAATTGCACAAGTCAAATTGGTTATGATTGTTGTAATGATATAGAATACCAACAAGCAAAATCTAAAGTAATTTTTGAGGGGTTTTGTTATTTTGAACATCAAAGTACTTTTGTTAATTCACGAAATAATAACTTTGAATATTGTGTTTTTAATTACACTAAGGATAAATTAGGAATTTGCACTTATACAGAAAATAAAGGGTTTCATACTTATTTTAAGATGAGTACAATTGAAGATTTAGTAAGTATTGAAAAAGGAATAACCCTAACCGATAAAATTTAGAAAAGATGGAAAGCGATAAAAAAAAATACATAGGAGCTTTTTTAGATGGTTATTTTTCAGAAAAAAATTTAGATTATGGAATACAATATCATTTAATGTTAGAAAATGCAATTGATTTAGCTGAAAAGAAATGGAAAAAATATAAAAAAAAAAGAAATTATGAAACAAAGCGCAATAGATTGGCTAATAGATAAACATTTTGGAGGAATTGAAAATTGCACTCCTGATTTTAAAAAACATATTGAACAAGCTAAAGAAATGGAAAATCAGAATATTATAGAAGGGTTTTCAACTGCATATTCTAATTATTCAGAAAGTGAAATAAGTAATAAACAAGCTATTTCATATTATTTAAAAAACTTTCAAAATCCAAACATCATTGACGAATGGCTTGATAAAAATGGAAATAAAGAAATAGCAAAACAAGTTGAACAAGAAATTAAACAACACATTAACAATTTATAAAATGGAAAAAATATTAAGCGCAGAGGAGTTGTATTATAACCAACTACACAAACAAACTGGTAAAATTATGAATAACTTTGAAATTGCAGAAAATTACGCAAAGTATCTTCTTAAAAAACAAGCGGAGTTTATAAAATCGGACTTAATTGGTAAGTTTGGTTTTACTGATGAATTAATAGATAAAGCATCAAACGAATTTATTAAAAACATAGAACTATGAACGGACAAGCGAAAGACTTAGAGTATTATAAAAATAATGCAGAAGAGGATTATTTAACAACACCTATTTCAGTTTTAAGATATATTTCTGAACTTGAACAAGCTATAATTTTGTATAACGAAAAATTTAAAGAAAATGACAGATAAACAACTAATTTTACTAATCGCTACTATATTGGTGGCGGTTGGGTGCGGTTCAAGAAAATCAACAACCAAAACAGATAAAGTTGATTTAAAAGTAGAAACGGAAACGAAAGTAAAAGAAACCGATAACACTAAAACTAAAACAGATATTGTTATCGACAAAGAAACCAACGAGGTTACAGAAATTGAAACTATTGAGCCAATAGACAACACAAAGCCAAGTTCCTACAATGGTAAAACTTTTACAAACTCTAAAATCACAAAACGCAAAACAAACGTTTTAAGCAAAGAAAAAAACAAAGTCAACCAAGTTATCGAAAACGATAAAAAAGCAGTTAAAAAAGAACGTATTAATGCTAAAGTTGAAGTTAAGACTAAAAACAAGCAAACCGAAAAAGAACAATTTAATTTTCTTAGTCTTTGGTGGTTGTATCTTCTAATTATAGCAATGATTTACATAGGCTATAAAAAAAGAAAGGAGTTGTTTTTATGAAATGGTTAAAACAATTATTTAAAATAAAATATAGTTGTAATCACAAATGGCAGGCGAGAGGACAAAATGGTTATGGAATAGATACTTATAGAGTTTGTTTAAAATGTAGAGAATCACAACAAAGAATTAATAATTTAGGCGGACTTGATAAGTTTGAAAAATGCGAACCTATACCGCATTTAGATAATCAGTTTGACAAAAACGATAAATTTATATTTAATTAACCCACCCACAAAAGCATCGTAACTGATGCTTTTTTTTATTCGCTTATTTAGAATGATGATAAATAACAATTTTTAATTAAAATAAATTAAATAAATTGATTTAATTAAATTATTTGTATTACATTTGCTATATCAAATTAAAACAATTACAAAATGAAAACAGAAAAAAAGAAAGTTGGCTCAAAACCAAAGTACAAAGCAGAAGTAGAAACTATAACTATTCACATTTTGATTCCTACTAAAACAAAATCTAAATGTTTAGATGCAATTGAACAAATTATTAAACCATTTAAAAATTAGATTATGATAGGTATTTATAAAATCACAAATCCAATAGGGCAAGTTTATATCGGCAAAAGTATTGACATTCATAAAAGATTTTTATCTCATAGAGTAGGAAGTAAATCACAACCTAAATTAAAAATGTCTTTTGATGAATTTGGTTTTGATAATCATAAATTTGATATTATATATATTTGTGGTGAAAGTGTTTTAGGTGTTTTTGAGTCTTTTTTTATAGATAAATATAACAGCCAAATTATAGGTTTAAATTCAGCTAATGTAGTTTCTGATTATTCTCATTTAGAATTTGAACCGATTGAAATTTGTGAACCATATTATGTAAAAAATATGATTGAAGACGAAAGCAGAAACGCTGGTAGAAAACCAAAATTCAAAGTACCGAGTAAAAAGGTATTAATACCAAGTTGCATTGAAGATAAAGTAAATGCATTAGCAGAAGAGTACAGATTTATTAACCACCTACAAACTCAGTCTTTAAAAAAATGTGCTGATGAGGTATTAAAACAAAAATAAGATGCCACCAGTAGAATATCAAATACTATTAGATAATAAGATTATCGATAGAAGTTATACAAGAAATAGTTTTGAAAGTATGCTTAATATTTACAAGAAATTATATAACGAAAGAGTAACAACATTTATTAAAGATTTAACAAAGTAAGAAATAATGATTTACAACGAAACAAGAGGAGATTTAGAATTTCTAAACCCTAACGAAATAGAAGGCGAGTTTGAAAGTACAGATTTACACGAATGTTTAGCGTACTATGAAGAGTTTGGCGATATTGAGCCATTAAGAAGTGCAATAGCTTATAATGACAGACGTTATAGAGAAGCTAAAGATGAATTGGAATTGGTAAGAGATAGTGCACATTGTGGCGATTTATCATTCTACAAAAACAAAGCAATTAAAATTTTAAACATATTAAGAAAATGAAAAATAAATTTAAAATAAGTCGAGATGTTTTACTTCAATTAGCAGAAAACAATAGCTATAGCGAAGAAATTCTAAAAAAAGAATGTCCGAAGTTGTTTATACCAACCGACATAATAACAATAGTTGAGAAATACGGAAAAGATAAAGTAATTAAGTTAATCAAAAAAATGTAATATTATGAAAACACAAATAACAGAATGGTTTAAATCTTTATTCAGTGAGCAACCGAAAAAAGACGTTATTAATGGTTGTTTAACCTTAATATTTAAAAACAACAATACCGAACAAAGTTTGTATATTTTCAAACAAGTTCAAAAGCAATTTCACAACGAGTTAATGGAAAGGTTTGAACACAACAAAAAAGAAAGCAATGTAATTGATACTTATTTCAATCCGAGAAAACACGTTAATCACATTAACGTAAAAGACCCAATTTTTGAACAACCAATTAAAAAAGATTTTAAAGGCTTTGCGAGTTAAGGTATGGAATTAGTAGATAAAATAACCACAAGCGTAATGTCAACTCAAATAGCATTAAATCAACTCGAGGCAATTAAGCACACTGGATACTACAACAAAGAACTAAAGCAAAAATTAAATTTAGTTTTACCTTTGTTAATAAAAGCGGAGCAAGAGCATTACGACAAGTTTTTTGAAAAGGAAAGCGATAGTACAGACCACGTTTACCAAGTGTTTGAAAACTTTATAAAACGAATTTCACAAGTGCCTATTTACGATATGGAAAATATCTGTTATATGATTGATGCGTATGATAAAGATAGTAAAAGTATGAACGGAATAACTAATAAAATATTACGATGAAAGACTTAAATATTAGAACACTTATTAAAACAACCGAGCGAAAGTTTGATATTGATTTAAAAAGTGATTTACGAGATAGAAAATCTGTTTATTTGAGAGCAATTTTAATAAACACAATTCACAAAAAATCAAATTATAGTTTAAAAAAAATAGGGAGTTATTTTAATAGAAACCATTCAACTATAATTCACGCTTTAAAGGTTTATGAATTGAATAAACACTATGAAGATTTTAAAAGTTTAGAAAGTCAAATTAATCAATATCAATTTAAAAATTTAGGTGTTTGCTCACCTTGTAACGTTAATTATTTTAGTTTAAAATGACTAAAGCAGAAAAAACACGTCTTTGGTACTTAAAAAACAAAGAACGTAAAAAAGAGTACAATAAAATGTATTGGTTAAAATCAAAAATAAAAATAATATTTAAAGATGAAAAAAGCACAAATATTTAATAATCACTTTCAAAACTTCAAAACATACGCAATACCAAAAGCACAATTAATCATTGCTGATATTCCGTATAATTTAGGTAACAATGCTTATGCCTCAAATCCAGCGTGGTATAAAGATGGAGATAACTCTAACGGAGAAAGTGAGTTAGCTGGTAAGAGTTTCTTTGATACTGACGAGGATTTCAGACCAGCAGAATTTATGCACTTTTGCTCAACTATGTTAAAAGCTGAAACTAAAAAAACAAAAGTTGATGGCGAAGCAAGACAAAAAGGCGATGCGCCTTGTATGATAGTTTTTTGTGCGTTCGACCAACAAATGTATTTAATCGAACTTGCAAAAAGATACGGATTGAAAAATTATATTAATTTAGTATTTCGTAAAAACTTTTCAGCACAAGTATTAAAAGCAAATATGAAAGTTGTGGGTAATTGCGAATATGGTTTGATTTTTTATAGAGATAAATTACCAAAATTCAATAACAATGGTAAAATGATTTTTAATTGTTTGGATTGGGAGCGAGACGATGCCGATGTAGAAAAATTACATCCTACTCAAAAGCCATTAAAACTATTAAAAAAGTTAATTGAAATATTTACAGACGAGGGCGATGTTGTTATAGATCCTTGTTGCGGTTCTGGTTCAACTTTAATAGCTGGTCAAGAATTAAAAAGGCGTTGTTATGGATTTGAGATTAAAAAGAACTTTCATAAACTTGCTGAAAATTGGATTGACAATGAATATCAAAAATTAATCGATATTGAGGAGTTTGGATTTGCGAAAACATTAATATCAAAACAAGGAGAAACTTTATTTAGTTAATTATGAAAACATTTTTAACATCATTTTTACAAGTTGGTTGCGTTGCTATTAACACCTATTTTATAACTCAACTAAACTATGTAGGTATATTTATATTTTCGTTTCTTATATCGCTTTTATGGGCGTTTAACGTTGCAAAAATATCAATATCAACTATTAATCAAAAGTTAACCTATGCGTTGGGTGCTGGTTGCGGTGCAATAACTGGAATACTTTTAGTTAAACTATTTTAACTCATTCTAAATTACACCCTTACGTAATTAGTAAAGATATTTTTACTAAATTTGCTTAAACAAGTTCGGTCAGGAACTTTTAAAAAATTAATAACGCCTCGTTTAATGCTTAATTCTGACCGATTAAGATTTTTAAATGAGGTTTTTATTTTATAGAAATTATGTTTAAAAATGAACCTTACAGAAAAGATTACAAAAATGGTATTTTAG